AGAGAAGTCCAATCTTCCGAAGATGGTGTGAATGGAGAGCGTTGCAAACATACCCTATAGGGGTACCTTACGAGTTCATCACTACGTACATGGAGCGTGGGTGCGTTGACGGGGAAACATACCAGATATATGGGAAATCACGCAGCCGGGCTGCGGCGGTATTATGGTCTGTGCCTCATGGAGGACGGGTCTGAGGCTGTGCTTGAAGTGGAGGCATCTTCCGAAGCTGAAGCGAGTCAGAAGCTTCATACGCACGGGGTCATGATGGTGCTGGAGTTCGTGCTGGCGGAGAAGAAGGAGAAGGAAAAACCGGAAAAGCCGGTGGCGTCCAGCGCGGTGCCGAAGAACAAGCAGCCGTTGAACCGCTATTTCGGCCTGTGTCTCATGGAGGATGGGTCCGAAGTGGTGCTTGTGGCAAAGGCATCTTCCGAAGCTGAGGCCTGCCGGCATCTACACGAGTACGCTATCGTGATGGTGCTGGACCTGTTGCCGGCGGAAGAATATCTCCAGCGCCGGTATACACATCGGCCCGGGACGCTGTCCTTCGGGGTGCCGAATCTGATCTGATGGCATGCAAAGGACGGCGCGCAGGCGGCCCGCCGGATATACCCACGGGGTACCCTATGGGGGTATGTTCCACATACGCCCTGCACATGCCACGTCGGTCCCTGACATAGGGGGTAGGGGTACATGAAAGTCAAGCGCGTCAGCGCTTCTGTCGTCCGTTTCTGGTGTGAGGGCTGCCGCTCGTACCACGCCTTCGGCCGGGCCTCGGCCCGCTTCGACGGGAACTACGCTCGGCCGACGTTCGGCCGCCCGCTTCTCGTGACCGACGGACGAGGAAACATCATCTGTGAGTCGACCATACAAGACGGCATCATCACGTACACGATGCGCAGCCGCCATCGTCTGGCCGGCCAGCGCATGGAGCTGCCGGAAGGCCGGCTGCCGTGATTGCCTGCTGAATATCCCGCGACCGGATACCTTTACGGCGCGGGATATGTTGTATGGAATCAGGAAAGGAGTGGTCTGCGTGATATCGCTGAATGACCTGACACCGACGCAGATACTGGATTACCAGACGAAAAAGCGGCCGTCGATCTGGGCGCAGCGGTACACACGCCTGCGCGGAAGGCCGTACCGGTTCGAGCAGCGATTACCGAACGGCCAGCTCGACCTTCGGAAGCCGCACGAGATTCCACCGGGTGACCTAAACATCGGTCTGCGCGGGCAGCGGCAGTTCCTGCAGCAGCCTCTGGATGATCAGCACCCACACAAGGCCATGCAGAAATCCCGTCAGTGCGGCGCCAGCGAGAACGAAGTGCGGGAGATGCTATGGTTTGGCGACATGCATCCGCATACGAAACAGGCGTATGTGTTTCCGACGTTCGATCAGGTCGCGGACTTCTCGAAGACCCGGGTTGACGCCGTCATGAAGGACAGCCCATACGTTAAAGAGCGCATGGGCTACGACCCGATTACAGGCAAGAAGAAGCAGGGAGAGGACCCGGTCGATAACGTGCGCCTCAGAAAAATCGGAGAGGATCACTGGATATTCTTCCGAAGCGGTCATACGCCGAAAGCGGGCGAAGGTATCGACGTTGATGTCGTGCGATTTGACGAAATCGATCGCATGCATCCCAACGTGATGATCGCCTTCAACGAAACGTTGTCTTCGTCAGCCTATGGCTGGCGCCGGGATATTTCGACGCCGTCGCTGCCGGGTGTAGGCGTAAACGCAAGCTTCCAGAAATCCGACCAGTATCACTGGATGATGAAGTGCCCGCACTGCGGCCACTGGTTCACGCTCATTCATGATTTTCCGCGCTGCGTTGTGGAGCTTCCGAAGGACAGCCGCGGCATGCCGAATCATAACTACCATCTGTCGCATCCGTGGCTGTCGGAGGACGATACGCACGCATACATCTGCCTGAAATGTCGGCGGTTTATCAGCGACGAAACCCGCATTCACGGCATCTGGCGGCCGTTCTACCCGCACAAGAAGGACGTACGCGGCTATCAAATATCACAGCTTATCTGTCCGTGGATTAGCGCGACGCAGCTCATGAAGAAGCGCGAGGACTACACGCTCGAGCAGCTTTTCATGAACTACGTCATCGGGCTTCCATATCTCGGCGACAACGTGCTGGTGACCCGGGCCGACATCATGGCCTGCGTGGATACGAGTCTGACCAACCCTTACGAGCTGCCGCGGCGGAATATCTGTCAGGGCGTCGACTGGGGCAACACAAGCTGGGGCGTCAACGGCATGCGCGACCCGGATAACCCGGATAGGATCATCCTGCTTGACATCTGGTCCGTGGAGGATTCGGAAGCTCTCGCCGGCATCGACGGCCGGAAAGACAATCCGCACGTTCGTAAGGTGGCGGAGAAAATGCGCGCGTGGGACGTGCGGCGCGCCGTGTTCGACGCCGGCTACGGTAAAGACAAGAACTGGGAGCTCATGCAGGTGTTCCCGGGGAAGGTGTTCGGCTGCTTCTATCCGAACCTGTCGACGGATGCGACGAAGAACACGGACGATGTGTGGGACGAGGACGGCGGCAAAGTCAACGTCGACCGGACGATGACGCTGCTGCTCATGTGTTCGATGTTCCGGCAAGGCCGCATCCGCATCCCGCAGTGGGTGGCATCCAATCCGCTGTTTGAGACGTTCATTCAGCACGTGACGAATCTGGTGCTCGTGCGCGACATCGAGACCGACGACAAGACGAAAAAGGAAGTCATCAAGCAGCGCGTGGGTACGCTGCCGGGCGGCGACCACTTCGGCCACGCCATGAACTACCTGTGCATTGCGATCCGCCGGACAACGACGAAAGGCAAGTCCGCGTTCTTCTTCTGATCTTCCGAAGACGATGTGTTCCATATGTACCAATCGCGAAAGTGCTGGTATCCTGAAGGTGCCAGCACTTATTTACTCGCACGAGAAAAACGAAGCGGAGGGATCAGGAATGAAACGGATCGGAACGTTGGTCGGTCTGACGGTTACGCTGCTGCGGGTGCTCATCTGGAGACTTCGGCTGCGTCTCGGCGCCTTCGGTTCGCCTGAATACTGGTCTACCCAGCTTCAGAAGTTGCAAGAAAAGGGGATGTGGAGCGTTGACGACTGGACAAGCAAAACCCGTCCGGGGGTATCCCGGGTACACCGTCACCGCTGATGGTCGTGTCTTCAGCACGCACCGTTCGAAGACGGGCAAACCGAAGCAACTCATACCCGGCAACTGGCGGCCGGATCGGAAAGTGCTGCTTTGCCGCGGCGCTTACGAACGCCGGAACGTGCTTGTGAAGAACCTTGTGCTGGCGACATGGGGAACGCTGGAGCACTTCAAGGAAGAATAAACTGAAGGAGTGGAAAGGGATGGCTGAAGTTGTAATAGCGCCGGAGTCGCCGGCGATCAAGAAGCTTGATGCGGATGTCTACTACGTGACGGCAGATTTGACGGATGCGGAGCTGCGGTCGCTGGAGGAAACATGGGAGCGCATGAACAAAGCAACCAGCCAGCATAAGCTGCTGATGGTGCTGCCGGAAAGTCTGACGCTGAAGCAGATGTCGACGGACGTTGTGCGCTCGCTCATGCAGGCTTGCGCCCGGGTGCTGCGCGAACGTGGGGAGGAACTTCCCGATATGTCCGGCCGTCCCGCTTCTAATTCGGATAATTAAGGCCTTCCGAAGCTGGAAAAGGTCGGATATTCAGGCCCGCGTTCTCGTTGTATGATAATTATGACAACTTCCGAAGGGGGTGTACGCGTGGCTACGCAGATTGACACGCTCCGCGAATACACCAGCATTGATGAGCGCGGGCGCTCGGATATTACGCAGTGTCCGTCCTGCGGCGTATTCGCCGTTCCGCGGGGCATCACGTCGACGATGAAGGATGATCTCGGATCGTTTGAAGTAAAGCATTGCCCGAACTGCGGCCACACTTATGGCCGCGACACGGTTGCGCAGTCGAAGTCCGGGACGGTTATCATCGAGGCCTACGATGTGGAGGCCGAAGTGGTCGACGACGACACGCCGATTGCGGGGGCGCTGCGGGTGAAGTTCCGCCTGAGCGCGCCGTTTGACTTCGACGACCCGGATGCGGATATCCGGCTGAGCTACTTCACGGAGGAAAACGGCGAACTGAAGCCGATGTTGAATCTGCTCGCAGGATATGCGCCGCTGGTGAAGAACAAGGAATGGGCCGGCTATCTGGCGAACATCGGCTCCGAAGGCAATCCGGGAAAGACCTATTCGAAGGGCACCGAGAATAACCCGGAGTATCTGAACCAGATTCCTGCTGATGTCCTCATCGGTTCGCTGGTCCGCAGCGGGTTCAAGTCGGATGGCTCCATGGACTACGTCGAAATCGACGACTTCCGCGAGGCGCCGGGCACTTACGTCATCCGTATCGATGTCCTCAACCGCGCCGGCATTGCACGCACAGCTTACGCCTCCGTAACGGTGGAGTAACGCAAGCTTCGGAAGCACGAAGCGCGGACATGCACCACGTAAACATTGTGCTTCCGAAGTCCCCGTGCAGGTGCTATGATAGAGACGCGAGCACCAAGCGCGATCGAAACCTATGTACGGGGGTGTAACGATGGCAACGCAGATCGACACGACTCGGATTTACACGAGTCACGATGAGGAAACCCGCTCGGACCTGCGGAAGTGTCCGCAGTGTCAGGTGTACGCTGTACCGCGCGGCCTTACGTCTACCCGCAAGGACGACATCAACGGCGAGCGCAGGACGTGCCCGAACTGCGGCCATGTGTACGGCGTCAATAGCCTTCTTGTTCGGAAGGTACGGGCGATCAACATCACGGCTGATGGCGACACGACGGAAGTCGGTGTGGGCGCCGATCTCCAGCTTACGGCAACCGTCGTGCCGGAGTATGCCGATGACCCGCGCGTCGAATGGAAGTCCTCGGATGAGGCGATTGCAACGGTCGACGGGACCGGCAAGGTCACGGGCGTTGTGGCCGGAGATGTCATCATCTCGGCAGAAGCGCAGGATGGCTCCGGCGTTGTTGGCTTCTTCGGTCTGACAGTCGGCAGTGGTTCCGGCGGCGGGGACAGCGGCAGCGGCGACGAGTAAACCGCCATTTGAGACAGCAAGCTTAACATGACGCAGCTTGCCGGATGAAGTGAAGGCAGCAGGCTTCAGCTCCGAAGCTGCTGCCTTTTCATTTTAGGCAAGAGAGGGGTGCAAAGTTATGTCGACAGTTCTGGAGTTATGGCAGTCGGCGCCGAATGGCGAACAGCTTCTGAAGGCATTGGAGAATGACCGGGCCTTAAAGCAGCAGGAGCCGGCGAAGCCGAAGTCCGCGTTTATCGATCCGTACAACGTGTACGGCCTCGGCGGAACACGGGCGAAGCAGGCGGTCATCAATTACCGGCTGCTGCGGCAGATGGCTATGGTGCCGCCGGTGGCTGCCATTCTGCTTACCCGACTCAATCAAGTCGCCCGTTTTACGAACCGGCCGCGGTTTGAGGGAGATATTGGGTTCCAGATCATCCACAAGAACAAGACGAAGAAAATGACGAATGCGCAGCGCAGGCGCGCGGTCGAGATCGAAGAATTCTTTCTGAAGACCGGCTGGGCGAATAACAAGCTGCGCAAAGATAACTTCAACGCCTTCGTTCGGAAGATTGTCCGGGATACGCTGGTACTGGACGCCATGACGTTTGAGCTCGTGCCGAACCTGAAGGGCGAGCTGGCGGAAATCTGGGCCATCGACGCGGAGACGATCGAGCTGGTTGCCAATGCGCCGGTCGGTTACGGCCGCGAGCTGCCGGTGTACGAGCCGATGACCAAAGACGGCCTGCGGCTGGGCAGCGACAATATCGCATATGTGCAGCGCATCAACGGCGAAATCGTGGCCGAGTACTCGGAAGAACAGCTTGCATATGCGGTACGCAACCCACGGACGGACATCTTACTGGCGGACTTCGGGCATTCCGAGCTGGAAGTGCTCATCGAGATCGTCACGGGCATCCTGAACGGCATCCGCTACAATACGACGTACTTCACGCATAACCATGTGCCGCAGGGCGTGCTGTCGATCATCGGCAAGTATGACGATGAGCATTTGGAAGCCTTCAAGCGGCACTGGCGTGTGATGACCAGCGGCGCCGCCGGAAAGTGGGCTGCTCCGGTCATCGCCGTGGAGGACGGACAGGGCATCAACTGGACACCGTTTAAGCAGTCCAATCAGGACATGCAGTTCAACGAATTCCTTGAGTTCCTGTTTAACATTGCGTGCGCGGTGTACCAGATCGACCCGAATGAAGTTGGCTTTAAGAGCTGGACCAGCTCGAGAGCGTCGCTTACCTCGTCTGACAACACAGCAGAACGCATGGAGCGGTCGCAGGACAAGGGATTCGTCCCGCTGATGAACTTCCTTGCGAACGTGTTCAATCACGAAATCCTGCCGCTCATCGACGACGAGTTCGAGTTTACGTGGGTTGGTCTCGACGAGCAGGACGAGGACAAAAAGCTCGAGCGTCAAGTCAAGCAGCTCGGCTCCGGCATCATCACGGTTGCCGAAGCCCGCAAGGCCGACGACCGCGACGAGCTCATCAACCCGGCGACCGGCAAGCCGTGGATATGGACGCAGGCACCGGCGAATCCGCAACTGCTTCAGGTGTTCATGGCCGAGTCCGGCCTGAATCAGCCGCAGGGCGGTCCGGGAGCTCAGGGTTCCGAAGACGGGGAAGGCGCCGAAGATCAGGATCAGCGCGACGATCAGCAGTCGGGTGAGCAGGACGAGCAGCAGGATAAGGACCCGGCGGAAGCCAGCCACGAGCGAGAGCTTGAGAAGATGGAGCGCCGGCACGAGCTTGAGCTTGAGCAGAAGAAGCTCGAGCACGAACATCAAATGGAGCTCGAAAAGCTGCGGGCGGAGGCTCGGCAGCAGAAGGTGAATAAGTCACTGACGGAGACGGCTGATCCGCGGAACGCTCCGGCGGACGATGAGGCGGTCGAAATCTCCATCACATGGAGTGACTACTGATGGCAAAGAGCCTTAACATAAAGC